CATCCGGGCCTTCCGAGATCTGCCATCGAAGCATGTCTATTTCTCCGCCAAGCTGGAGAAGAGCCAAGATGAGATGGGTCGGCTGCTCTACAATCCATCCATGCCTGGTAAGTCACTGACACAGGCCCTGCCATATCTGTTTGATGAAGTGCTGGCGCTTCGTGTCGAACGTGACAGCGATGGTGCTGTTCAGCGCGCCCTCATGTGTGAGAGCGATGGCCTGTGGTTGGCTAAGGATCGCTCAGGCAAGCTCGACGCTTGGGAGGCACCGGATCTAGGTGCTGTTATTTCTAAGATTGGAGGATAACATGGAAAAGTTTCTTGTTAGATTGAGCGGCTGGCTCATCGTCATGGTTGGGGTAACCTCCATCATGATCTTCGTTCAGTCGTTCACTGCGCTTGAGTTCTCGACCCCGTTTGATGACGATCTGGGTCGATGCATCTGGTCGCTGTTCGCTGTTTGGGCGGGATTCCGCGTTGCTAAGTTGGAGATCTGACATGGCTATGGACCAACCAATTCACATCAACACCAACTTCGGTAAGGTCGCTTACGAAGCGTGGGTATCCGAGTTTCACGATTATCCATGGGACGAATGGGATGAACTGACCAAGATCAATCAGGAGGCTTGGGAAGACATTGCCTACCAAGTGATTGAGAATCGGGTTGTGCTTCCTGCTGATGGCGTGGAGATCAGTTTCCGCACCGCCACTGGCACGACAACCTTTGCCTTCTGTGGTGCAGCCACGCCTGAGATGAAGTCAGACATCATCGATATGGTTTGGATGTCAATGTCGGGGCAGATCCATGACTGCTAACCTATCCGCACTCGCTTCGGCGTGGCTGAATGCCAAGGACATTGAGGCCAAGGCAACCGCTCACCGCCGCGAGATCGAAGACAAGATGAAAAGCCTGATCGGTGTTCCTGATGCACTCGACGGGACGGAGACGGTCAAACCTGATGGCTATGTCATCAAGGTCACTGGCCGGATCAACCGCAAGATCAACGCAGACAAGCTGCAAGAACTTGCCTCAGAGGCTGGGCTTACCGAACATCTGTCCAGTCTGTTCCGGTGGAAACCGGAGATAAATATGGCGATTTGGAAGAGTTCCGATCCCGCCATCACTACGCCCTTGCTTGGAGCCATAACGTCCGAGCCCGGTCGCGCTTCCTTTGCAATCACTGTTGGAGAATAATCATGGCTTTTCTTGGAGAATCTTTCAGCGCTAACGATCTGCCTCAGGGCGATGGTGGCTTTGATCCGCTGCCCGCTGGTGTCTATGATGCCAACATTACTCGCGCCGATCTGCGGGACACCAAGGACGGGACGGGACAGATGATCGCTGTCCGGTACGATATTGTTGGTCCCACCCACCAAGGCCGCGTGATCTTTGGCAATCTCAACATTCGTAACAAGTCGGCCCGTGCCGAGGAAATCGGTCGCCAGCAGCTTGGTGAGATCATGCGGGCAATCGGTATCACCGAGATCAAGGACACCGATCAGTTGATAGGCGGTAGCCTCAAGATCAAGGTCGATATTGAGAAGAAGGAAGGTTACGAAGCCCGTAATCAGGTGAAGGGCTTCAAGGCTCTGTCCGGTTCGACCCCGCCCGCACCGTCTTCTGCACCCGCCGATGCGGCTGGTGGAGCGGCCCCGCCTTGGGCGCGTAAGTAATAAAAAAGCCCCAGCCCTGACTTCCAAAGGGCTGGGGTTTTAGTTTTGGGACAGATGGAACACTAACTTTATGGCACAGATACCAGATCCCATCAATAGCATTGCTGCGCTGATCGATCAGTCGCACGAAGACCGTCCGTCAAAGCCTCGCCCCCATATGGGTGCCAGTCTGCTTGGTCACCATTGTGACCGTTGGCTGTGGCTCAATTTCCGGTGGGCGATTCAGGAACCGTTTCCGGGCCGGATACTGCGCCTGTTCCGCCGTGGTCATAAAGAGGAAGATTGGGTGGTTTCGGATCTGCGCGCCATTGGTGTGCATGTATTCGACACTCAGCGATCCGTTATCTTCGGTTGTCATGTCTCTGGCAGTCTGGATGGTGTCATCAAGAACCTACCGACCGCGCCGAAATCGACGGCCATCCTTGAGATCAAGACGCACTCGAAGAAGAGCTTCGACGATCTGGTCAAGCATGGTGTCGAGAAGGCAAAGTTTCAGCACTTCGTGCAGATGAACGTCTATATGGACGGCACCAACATCAACCGTGCGCTCTACTATGCGGTCTGCAAGGATGATGATCGGATTTATACCGAATGGCTGCACCACGATAAGGCGGTGTCCGAAAAGTACATTGCCCGTGGCAAGCGCCTTGCTTTGGAGGAGCGCCTGCCGCCGCCATGTTCAACCGATCCGACTTGGTATCAGTGTAAGATGTGCGCCGCTCATGCGTTTTGCCATGAGAAGGAGCCGGTCAAACACGCCAACTGCCGCACATGTGCCAATGTCACGCCAAAGGACAATGGCACGTTTGAGTGTAGTTTGTGGGGCGCAATCATTCCGAACGATGCCCAGCACGAAGGATGCGATAACCACATCATCCATCCGGATCTGGTGCCATGGGAATTTGAAGGCACTGACGATGGGTTACATGTAACTTGGGACATTAACGGGGTGAAGGTTATCAACGGACCTGATGGCTACAAGAGCCGCGAGATTGTCGCCAATCCAGCCGCATGTGGTGACGGGTTTGTTGAAACGGCTAAGGCTGCATTTCCGGGGGCGGAGGTGGTGGGATGAGCCTCCGACCCTACCAATCCCGCGCCATCCAAGATCTCTATAACTGGCTGTCCAAGCACCAAGGCCACCCATGTCTGGTGCTGCCTACTGGATCGGGCAAGAGCCATATCGTGGCGGAACTCTGCCGAGATGCGCTCCAGAACTGGCCAGAGACGCGGATCTTGATGCTGACCCACCAGAAGGAGCTTATTGAGCAGAATGCTGCCAAACTACGCGATCACTGGCCCGGAGCTCCGCTTGGTATCTGCTCCGCGTCAATTGGCCGCAAGGATCTGGATGAGCCGATTACGTTTGCCGGGATTCAGTCTGTCCGAAATAAGGCGCAGCAAATCGGACACATTGATCTGTGCATCATCGATGAGTGCTTTGTCGCCGGTACAAAAGTAGAAACTCCCAGCGGCCAGGTTGATATTGACAAAGTGAGATGCGGCGATATTGTACTTAATCAATGTGGATTTGGTGTGGTTGAGGCAATTAGCTGTAAACCAACCTTTGACACCTATTTAGTGGAGCTTGAGGATGGACGTTCAATCGAGTGTACAGGAAATCATCCATTCTTCACCCAAGACGGCTGGTGCCAGGCTAGGGGCCTGGAGAACGGATCGTATATTCTTGGCGTCCAAGACATGTCCAGCTTGTGGGGAAATATTCAAACCTTGGGTGAAGTTCAGCGAGGACGGAAAGATTATTTCCGCGATGCAGGAAGCTTTATGGAACAAGCAAAATTACTGCTCAGTTCGGTGTGCCAAGAGATCCAGTCCGACCGTCCTAAATGCCCAAGCCCGCAAAAAAATCAGCAATCGGCTGAAGGAAATTCGCCACAAACCTATAAAGCGTGGCGGGAACGGGCAATTGCTGCCTTTACCGCAATTGGCGCTGCTCCATGCATTGGGGGATGGGTGGATAGCGGAACATCCAATCAAGACCCACGCCGGTCATCGCAATGGCGTGTATCCGAACGCCTACAAGGTGGACATCGCCAATATCGAGGCGATGATAGTAATCGAATTGGATGGAGGATCGCACGGCAGTCTCGAAAGGCAGGGGCTGGATCGAAAGAAGGTAGAATTTTTAACGGGTCTAGGGTGGCGCGTGTATCGCATATCAAACGAGAAAGCCCTGTACCTGTATTCAACCTTCAAGTCAGTGGACACCCTTCTTTCTTCGTTAATGGACTAGGAGTTCACAACTGCCACCTTATTGGCCACAAGGACGAAGGCTCCTACCGAACACTTCTACGTGATCTGATGGCGATTAACGAACACATGCGGGTGATCGGCCTGACCGCCACTCCTTGGCGTCTTGGCCACGGCCTGATTACGGACAAGCCAGCCATCTTCAACGATCTGATCGAGCCGGTGCTGATTGAACAATTGATCGCGCTTGGCTTCCTGTCGCCACTTCGGTCTAAGCTCACAGATGTCAAGTATGACTTGACAGGTGTCCATAAACGCGGCGGCGAATGGATCGAATCGGAATTGGCCAAAGCCGTAAACACTGTGAACTACAATACACATGTTGCGACTGACATTCTGCGCTACGGCGCAGATCGGAAGTCATGGCTACTGTTTTGTTCAGGAATTGAACATTCTCGCGCTATGGCTCAGGAAATGAACATGCGCGGCATTAGGTCCGAATGCGTTACTGGTGAGACGCCTAAGGCCGAGCGAGAGCGTATCCTGCGCCAGTTCAAGGATGGTGAGATCCGATGTCTGACGAACGCCAATGTCCTTACCACCGGATTTGATGCGCCAAACATCGATCTGATTGCGATGCTGCGGCCAACGATGTCTCCGAGTTTGTATGTACAAATGGCCGGTCGCGGAATGCGAATCGCACCAGGCAAGGAAGACTGTCTCGTCCTTGACTTTGCTGGCGTGGTGCAGATGCACGGACCTATCACCGCCATCCAGCCGCCAAAAAAGTCAGGTAGCGGCAACGGCGATGCTCCGGTTAAATCATGTGAGAAGTGCTGGGAACTGGTCCATATTTCCGCCAAAGCCTGCCCAGCTTGCGGGGAGCCGTTCCCAGAGCCCGAAGTAGACGAAAGGGATCTGAGGCTTCGTGACGATGACATCATGGGATTTTCGCCATCAGAGATCAATGTCACTGGCTGGGATTGGAGAGAGCATATCTCTCGCAACAGCGGTAAGAATATGCTGGCGGTGACTTATTATGGTTCACTGAACGATAAGCCTATCAGAGAATATTTCCCGGTTACCCACATTGGATATGCTGGTGAAAAAGCGCTTAACATGGTCGGATTTATCGCATCAAAGGCCGGTGTGTCATTTACACCGGGGGGCGATTTGGTAGATTGGGCCGAGACACTGAACGCCGGATCTCCGCCAAGCGTGATTAAGTATAAGATGGATGGCAAATACCACCGTGTAATTAGCAGGAGTTGGACTAATGCGACCGCCTAAGCCTGATTTTCTTGTGCAGTGGGAGAAATGGTTGGCTATGGGTCCACCGAGATGCTGCCACACTTGCGATCACTTTGGCGGACAAGGCGAATGCTTTGAGTTCAAGCTGATCCCGCCGCCAGAGTTTGTTGCAATGCAGGACTGCTGTCCCGTCTATTCAAGGGAGTGTCCGTTTTGAAGGAATATACCCCAACCGAGCATGAAGAACAGGTAGCCTTCGTGCAGTGGTTCCGCCGTAAATATTCTCCTGTCAGGATCTTTGCGGTTCCAAACGGTGGGTATCGAAGTCGAGCAACAGCAGCCAGGCTTAAGTCAGAAGGGGTAATGCGCGGCATCCCTGACCTGTTCATTCCTGAGTGGTCGCTGTGGATTGAGATGAAGCGGGTGAAGGGCGGTAGGCTTTCGCCAGACCAGCGCGATTGGATTCGGTATCTTGAGCAACTTGGTAACATAGTTCACGTTGCTTATGGCGCTGAAGACGCAATGAATTTCATTGATGGATTTGTCTCACAAAATAATCGTTGACGGCGTGTATAACGTGTGGAATTGTTGATCCTCTAGATGGAGGTTTTTATGATGAAATTAGCCGCCCCTATGGGCCTCAAGCATCGCGTTTCTTCTGATAGTGCATGGCCACTGCGTCGAGCAGATGGTCGAACTTGGGCTGAAGCCAAAAAGCCTGAGCAGATGGTTTTGCCTTTGGGAGACAAGAAGTGACCCACCCCACCCAAGTTCAACATACGCCGGGACCTTTTGAGGCAATCAAAGGCGCGGAGAAGGGCGACGATCTGCGCTGTGCAGTCGCAGCAGTGCGAGGTGATTACCGATACCTTGTTGCTACAATTGAGA